CTTATTCTGATAAATGCGGCAAGCAGGATTAATGTAGAAGCTTTGGGAGAGCCATGTGCTTATCGCAGCCCATTGCTGGGGATTAAGCACCACCACGGGACGGCGAATTGCATACGACCAGCCTGTGTTGTCTACGAAACTGCTAAAGTCTGCGGGCAAGTCCCACATCTTGGTCACGCCATCGCCCGTAATGGAGAATTCTTTCTGCAAATCTTGCCAGTTGAAGTTATCTCCAATGAGTATGCCTGCAAGGTTGGCGAGGCTGCCCATCAAAAGAGCAGTTTCATCCAGGGAGCCATACACCTGATTAGGGGGTGGTAAAGCGAGCTGCTTACAAGCTTCTTGTACTTCCCATAGAATCGGCTGCTGCTTTTGAAGGGAGGACATGATTACCTCTTATTGACTTTTGTGGAAAGCTTCTCTAACGCCTCTGTCAGTTTGTTAATTTGGTCAGACAAAGAAGCTATCTGGCCATCACGCTCTTCAAGCTGCTTCCGCATTTCAACCAAAGGAGCCTGCCCTTTCGCCACGTCGACGTAGGCTTTGGCAAGTGCCTTCATCTTCTGAAATCCCATAATAGGCGACCCCAAAGAATCAGCAGCTTCTGCCAACTGCTCCACACTGTAGATCTTGAAATACTTATACTCTTCCACCTGTGCGCGAGTCATCATAGGCCATGCGCTCAAGGGTGTGCCAGCCGATCCGGGCTCACTTGCCCCTGTTGCCTTCCATGCTTGATAAGCCCTCGGCCACCTTGTCTTATCCACATCGCGCAGGGGGCGGTCAATAATAGCATCCTTGCTGGTCATGATACGGATGTATTCCATATCTTGATAAATAGGACGCCCTTCACGCTCACTTGCAGTTTGGTCAGGCCACGCTCCCATGTAGAACTGTACAGGCGTACGATCATCTCCTGCATTGGGATTACGCGGATCGAAGTGGTCAAGATTTCCATCAAAAGTTTGCAACATTTCTACTCTCCTACTTAGACTATGATTCGTCCACCTTGCGGTGTGGGGTGGAGTGCCACCCCAATAGTCTCTTCTTACGAAGTCTTAAGTGTAACTGTTCACGGGCACAACCTCTGCCACCCAAACCATCTGTGAAAATGTGTAACTCTGAGCGACATCTACACTCACATACATCTGATAACTAGCGGCAGCATCTGCATAAATAAGGGCTACAAAAGATACGGATTCTGTAACTCCGGTGGCAGATGTTGTAACAGACTGCCTCCACACCGTAGGAACTCCGTTTTTGTAAATTGTATAAGTGACTGTGCGTGTCGCGTTAGAAGCAGGTAGTAAATCTGCTGAAAAGGTAAGCCTAACCGTTCCAGGTATGTTTCTAGCAAGCTCTCCAATAGTAGCATTTCCTGTGAATTCTCCAAGACCGGCTGTAACATCTGAAAGCGTGAACACAAGTGGGGCGGGCGCAACCGTGACAGCCTGCGAAACTCCTGTGCTACGAATCAGTAGCCCATAGGCAGGACGAATAGCGTTTAAAAAGTCTGTAAAATACTGCCGCAAAATCGCAGGAGTAATGAACTTTGCATTGTTGTCAGGGAACGATGTTAACAGGTCGTTCAGTAATTCTGATATAGATTTACGTGCCATTTACGAACCCGTCCGAGAAGCCACTAGAGAAAGCAGCATAAATAGGCTGAACCCCTGCCGTCATAGGTAAAATTCTACCTTGGTAGGAATAATAGCCAATCCCTGTAGTCACATCAATTACGATAGGAGTTCCATCACTGCCGCCGAAGTTGGCACGAGTGGGAATTCCTACACATGTTCTTACATTGTTCGTTATCATGCTGTCCCAGAAGGAGCGCCTGATAGCCGAAGTAAAGTACCGACGCCTATCTGCCCCACCATGTAATTGTAAATCCCAGGTTCTAAAGGTAAATAATAACGATCAATATCCCACTCCAATACTAAGCGAGTCGGGCCAGAATATACGCCAAGCGTCACAGCAAGGTTGCCTGATATTCCAGGAAAGGGCACCCCGCCTAAAGGAGTGATAGAAAATTCATCAGTTTCTTGTGCCAGCACTAGGCTGATAGAATCACCCGCATACGTGTCATCAGGAGCAAGTGATCCGGCAAGGGGTGAGAGCCTGTAACCTGCTGTAGTGGGAGAAACTTGATCAGGAGTCAATGTAAAGTCTTTAGAAACAATAGCAGGTGCACCCCCCGCTCCAGAAGCTGCATAAACCCCATTCGCTGTATAGGGAACACCTTGGTAGAAAAAGGCAATGGGTGACGTAGGATCAGCTTCAATCTCTCCATTCGGTCCGTAGGGAGTTGCTCCAGGTCCATAGTCAGAGGGACTCGTTGCCTGCAATCCTACGACTTCGCCAGCAGCATTAAAAGGAATGCCCTGCTCAGTGTAGGCTATTGGTCCAGAACCCACTACGACTTCATCATTGGCATTCAGCGGCAAGCTACGAAAATAGTGAGTGATTGGAGCAAGCCCTGAACTAAGCCTGCCCGCAGCAGTCAGCAACCCCATGAAAATGCTACTCATCTTTAGAAACCTCTAAATCAGTAGATATATTCAGGTTGAATTCAAGCGTAACTGGGCTTCCCTCTCCAGAAACTGAAATGCATCCGGAGAGGAAAACCCCGAAACTAGCTAACAGCAGCAGTTTCTGCAGTAGAAGAGCCAAAGACAGACTCCCCAGAAACGATAGTGCGTGTGGAGCGATTGACAAACCCAGTTTCTACAGCGGCTCCCACTGCGACATCAGCAGTGGCAGTTACCATCTGCAGCCCAAACCCGCTACCTAGAGTTCCACCATCGCGAGAGCCTCCTCTGCCCGCGCTACAGATTTGAACACCCGTAGTGTAAGGCTTCGGTGGAAACGGCACCCCCGGAACGGCACCTGCCGCATCACTTCTACCCCCTCCAATGTATAGGCGAGTGGAATCTACCGTATTAGCAGACACTACAGGAGGAGGACCTCCCGCTGCGTAAGTCGGAGCTTCACCAGGAATTTGGTTATCGTTAAACCCTGCCGCAAAGATGGCTCCAGGTGCCGTCTGTGGATCAGTGCTTGGGTTTATCGCAGCGATGACTTCTGAACTGATGCCGATGCCCGTAGACATTGCGCCAGTAGAAAGTGTTTGCACCCCTTCTGACGCTACGTGGGCAGGAATGCGAGTAACTGGATCCCACGCGCCAAAAGTAATGTGATCGAGGGGCGAACCCTTCGGTCCTGACATAATGTCGAAAATTACGCAAGCGCCCAGATTTGGGTTCCCTGCGTTGTTTAAAAAGCTGTCACCAGGAAGTGCCGCAGGCATGATTGCTTACTCCTTACGGTTAGGGTCTTGGAAAACTAGGCAAATATCGCCGAGTTTGTTGGGAAGATCTACCATTTAACTCTCCTTAAAAGAGGGTGGGGTTGGAAGCCCCACCCAAGCCCGCAGCGAAGATTAAGAACTGGTCAAACGACCTTGGAACTTACGACCGGAGCAAGTCAAGTTACCTGCCCACCCGATGATTTGCACTTCAGCATCTTGGTTAATCGCGTAACGCTTGCTCGGCGACAACGGAACCATGTTGCGAGCCGAGTGTGGACGCCAGTGGAGATACTTCGTGTTGAGGAAGTAAGCCGTCTTCGTAGTAGCGAAGCCGCCGATACCGCCGTCCAGCACCACGTCAGCGTCCATATACATAATGGTCGGGAAGCCGAGCTTGGCCTTCTCCGCTTGCAGGAACCGTTGCTGGTTCTGCAAAGACGCCATGTAGAAGCCCCACATAATGCTGTCCATCACAATCAGGTCTGGACGATCAACGCCACGAACAAGGGTAGCCCACAGAGCATTCATGCGCCCTTGGATAGTGGCTGAGGTTTCTGTATTGCCCGACAGCACCGAATTACGCCAGAATGCCCACGTCTGCTGGTTGATACCGCCATAGGTCGCATTGGTAGTGGGATCAACCGGCACTGCTGCATCCAGGCCAGTGACCTGCTTGCCGCCGTTTGCAGTGCCATCACTGTAGACGCCGCCCGCCAGCAAGTTTGCCATCGTGCCTTCCGCTACTGCGAGACGGCCTTCCATCAAATCAATGATTTGCTCGCGACCAGCGTTTTGCAGCATTTCCAGGCCGGAGATAACGACTGGACACGCCGCCTGCTTGATATCAAATTGCGCGGCGCTGATAACGTCTTGCGCGGCAACCGGCAGCAAGTCATAGCCAGAGTACCATCCCGCATTGCCGTTTTCAGCAAACGAGAGTTCTTGGAAAATCACCGAGCCGCCGGAAATTGGCTTGATGTTGCCGCGTTGGTCAAGACGGCTGAGGAGTGCGTTGTTCTTGGTGACGTTGTCCGCAATTTGTTTGCTGCGGCTTTCAATGGTTGTTGCGACGACGTCGCTAACATTTGCAAAAGACATAATAACCTCGCTAAGTTGATGGATAAGGGTTAGTTTCTAAAGCTGTCCACTTTAGCCTTCACCCTAGCGAGGCACACTTCCGTCTAGGCACCGTTCTGTTCTATCGCCGCTTCTATTGCTTCCCTCAGCGAGTTTCCGGGAGTAGCCCCTACCGAAGTGTTCGGGGCTCCAGTTATACTTCTTGCCCGATTCCTTGCGGCACTCGCTGCGGTATTTCTTTTTGCTACCTGTGCTCTAAGATTTCGCTCAGTTACTACTTCCGAAATCTCATTGTGCATCAGTATAGCGCGTTTATAAGCCGTTGACAAATCCATGTTCTCATTGCGTTTAGCAGCGAGTTCTAGGATGTCTGCCATCGTATCTTTAACATCTTCGAAAAATTCATTTGCAGGATCATTGGCAAACTGTTCAATAGTCTGCTCAGCCTGCTGCTCTACCTGTGCTGTGCGAGCACTAACTACTGGAGCCAATGCTTGCTGAATACCCTGCTGAATCATGGATTGTATGTCCATTTGCTGGGGTTGCTGACCTTCTTGGACAGGTTGCCCAGCCAGCACAGAATCAAGCATGGATAGATCGATACCGAAGTTTTTAATAATCGCTGCAACAGTCTGTACTTTCTGGGAAGCACTGCCTCCATACAATGCGCTGGCAGTTTGAAGCAAGTTACCAATCGTCTTGACAGGGTCATTACCTTCTGCTGTGAAAACGCTTTGATAGGGGTTGATTGTCTGCATAAAGTTTTGATGAAATTTCTTAACTTCATGAATTTCATTAAACCCCGTGGATATTTCACGCTCTCGCTTTAAGATCTGAGCTTGTAAGTCAGGCTCTAACTTCATAAACTTTTCGCGGTAAGCGGGAGACCAAGAACTAGGAGCCTTTCTCGGGGAAGCCCCTGTTTTCGGCACAGTTTCAGTGCGAACTTCCTTTTCTTTTTCCTTCTGTGGGATCTTGCCCACAGCTTCTTTTTCTTTTACTTCTTCCTTTACTTCTTCCTTTATCTCTTCTTTGACCTCTTCCTTGACCTCTTCCTTCACTTCCTCTAGCGCAGGCTCGACAGCTTCAGGTTCTGCCTTGTCGATTGCTGCGGAGATGCTGTCCCGCAAGGAAGGCGCTTCAATTACTTCGTTTTCTTGGTCCATTGTTATTCCTCTGTAAAGTTACGCGGACGTAATGGTTTATAACCTCTGGTTACTTTTTCAAACGATTTCGCAATATCTTTTGGTCTATTTGGATCTTCTCCTTTAAAGAATGCTTCTCTTTTCTTAGCTGCTTGCGCCCACTCATTCTTAAAATCATCAGCAGTTACAAGTCCTTTTTCCCGCATATAGGCTTGATGTTTCGCCCTTGTTGAGATGTCAGCGCCATCGATAGGAGAGCGCAGCCCATCGTAGTGCCTGTCACCAACGATGTAAACCTTAGCATCCGTTGAAGGTTCACTGCGGTAGTAGTCTGTCGCTTCCACCAAGTCTTGAAGTTCTGCACTCCAAACCCACCTACGCCTTGCGACGGTCATTTTCTGCCTTCCTTTCTTTATGAATAAGAGCCTGCTGGTGCTTCTCTTCCTTATGCGCCATATCTTGCCTGTGGTTAATAGTAGCCGTCACAGCTTCAGTCACAGCCTTGGTAATTTCAGCTTGCGACTTGGAATTTTGGAGAGTCATATCTGCCACCAACTGCGCTCCTTCCACTTGCTTGGCGTCCTGAGCTTTTTGAGCTTCAAGAGCCATTGCGGCTTGAGCCTTTGCGTTATCTCTTGCGATGTTAGCCTGCGCGGTAAGCAGCTTAGGATCAGGTTTCTCAGGCCTCGGTTGTTGGAGAGATTTCTGCATCTCAGTGAGCGCTTTTTGGAACACTCCTTCAATAGACTGCGCGCTGCGAAAGCTGGATATGCCCCACTGTAGAATCTGCATAAGAAACGGCGCAGTGGCAGGTTCCATTTCGATGAGCGGTACGACTTGAGAGATGTACTGCCCCATAGCGCCGATAAATTCCGTGCGTCCAGCTCGTTCTGCATTGTAATCAGGAATAGCAAGGTCATTCGAGAAGACTTGAATGCGATAGTGTTTAGCCCACGTATTCTTTAGAAGCTCCACGGCCTGCATCGCCAAGTCTGCATCAGGAGTAAGGTTTATGAGAGACGCCCTTATGATAGTCTCAGGCTGGAAGTGGTGGGCAATAATCTCAGCCTTTATACGCAGAGCATCTTGGATAAAGTAGGACACTTCCCCTTGGAGATACTGCAAGCGCACAGAAGAGTATTGCGCTTTCAATCCTTGAGCCATTGCAGTTTCACGTGGGGCGGTAGAACCTCGCATAATATCGCTGATACCAGTCAATTCGTAGAGCTCTGCTTTAGCATCATTCTTCAGCTCGCGCAACTTGTCTAGCGCGTTGACAATCATTTCTAGAGGAAACCAATCCACCACGCCCTTTAGCCCGCCCTTTTCTGCGAACATTGCCCAATTGTCCACGGGCACCATCTTATTCATGTTGCCGGATAAAATCTGGGAGAGTTCCTTATTGGACTTGTCGTAGACACCGGAGGCTTGTATGGCATCTTCCAATAAACCGATGCGCGTGGTCAAATTATCCAAGCGGCGATATTGCGATTGCACCATTAGATAATCGGCCTTGGGAATCGTGGAGCTGGTGGTCGTGGTGGCGAGTAGGGGTTTCGGGCAGGGGAAAAACCCCATGATTTTCAGGGGATCTTCTTGTTGATCAAGGATATATGAGCAGCTTTCTGCCACCCATATAACTGACTTGGAGGCTTTGTCCCAGATTTCGTACACTTCTGTTTTGGAAATTCCATAATCTTCAGGAGTTACGCGCTCGCCTAATTCCTTTGTCTGTCCTTTGCGAGACCACGAAACTTGGGAAGCTAGTTTCTTTCCAAATCGCTTGGTAAATTCAGCCTTTGTCATATGGGCGCGACGAGCTACCCATCGACACTCTTCCCAAGTGCGACAGGGAGACCATAGAAAATCTTCCCAGTACACATAGTCAGTAGCTACCGTCTCATCAACGATATGTTCTACTTCCAAATCTTCATGAATAGATACCCCGTTGACTTCCTCTCCTGCAAGATAGGTGGTCTTCTCGATTGTAGGCTCATAGCGCAGCCACACTTGACCAAGCCCCGGAACAAGTCTATCCTCTACAATCTTAAAGAATGCCAAATTCATGTCTGACTCAGGCTTCTCGAAGGGCTGAGTTAATAGGCGTTCCATCATAACCGAAGCCACCCGCCCTGTTTGATCCATGTAATCGTCGAACTCCCGCTTTACGAGGGGCTTTGGGGGATTAGCATACAGACTGGCTTTAAGAATACCTACGTTCGACCAAAACACGTTGTATCTTGACACATTAGTGGCTGTCTGCAACCCGACGCTGGCGGTTTCCATTTCGTCCATGTAACGCTTCACCACGCGCCGCCCCCGTTCCCAAAACTTCCGCATAGCTTTCTTGGAAACCTGTAACTCCCTTTGCCACTTCTCTGAAGTTAAAAGGTTGGAAGGTTCAGATATTTCAGATACTTCTGTTGTAGTGTTGTCCATGGGTGTCCCATAAGTCGTCTAGTGTGAAAGCATAGTGAGCGACCGCTTTCTCGTCCTGAACAGCGGCAACAACATCCAGCGGTCGTGAGTGGGGGAATCTAGCGACTATTGCTAGATACCTAAACATATCTGCGTAATGGGATGACCAATCGTGAACGTCTTCATTTGTGAAGGCTTTCTTATCTTCATCCCAAGTGCGGTGATAGGATTTCAGAGCTAGAATAAGCTCCTCTGTGTTAGGCTCGTTGAAAGTAAGGAATTGAAACACAAATCTAGCGGCGTTAATGCCGTCCATCTTATCTAGATTAGGAACCATCTTAGGGCGTATT